ACGAGATCCAGTGCGCGCACAATTGCGCAAAGTGGAACAACAGTTGAAGGCAGCCGAGGCGAAAGCCAAGGAGCTCGAAACCGCAGCACGAGAGTTGGCATTTGTGAAGGCGGGCGTTGATGTAAACGCTCCAGTTGCAAAGTACTTCGTCAAAGGCTACGACGGAGAGTTGTCAGCAGATGCAATTCGTGTAGCAGCCCAAGAAGCAAATCTCATTAAAGTTGACGACAGTCAGCGAGTTCAGAACACTGAACAGCAGGCTTGGTCAAGAGTGAACAGTGCATCTCAGGCAGGCGAGAAGTTCGAGCCAGTTACAGACTGGCCGACAAAAATGTCGACAGCCAAGAACCAACAGGAATTGGATCAATTCATGGCGCAATATAACGCCGAAATGGCAAAAAAACTCATCTAATTCCCCAACTGGGCGCACTACCCACTGGGCTAACAATTAAGGAAATACAGTGGCTTATACCCAACAGTCGTCACTTGGCGTAGACCAGGCGGCGTATGACAGGATGGCATATTTTGCCCTCCGTTCGGAACTCTTGTTCGATCAGGCAGCTGACGTACAGGCAAGCAATCAGACCATGCCAGGATCCTCGGTCGTCTTCACGATCTTCTCGGAACTCGCAGTTGCAACAACCCCACTTACTGAGACCAGCGATGTTGATCCAGTAGCAATGGCTGACAGCAACGTGACCGTAACCCTCACGGAATACGGTAACACCATCAACACCACAGCTAAGCTCCGTGGCACCTCGTTCTTGGACGTAGATGCTGCTGCAGCCAACCTGATTGGTTACAACGCAGGTAACAGCATGGACACAATTGTCCGTGAAGTTCTTGCTGGTGGCACAAACGTTGTTTACGGTGGCGGTGGATCAAGCGATGAAACCTCACGTACAGCTATCGAAGCTGAAGACATCATCGAAGCGAATGATATTCGCAAGGTGACAGCTGCTCTTCGTGGTGCAAACGTAAGCCCATGGACCGGTTACTACATCGGATTCATCCATCCAGACGTGTCCTACGACCTTCGTCGTGAGACCGGCAACGCATCGTGGAACGCTCCACACGTACAAGTTGATACCGCAAACATCTACATGGGTGAAATCGGTACCTTCGAGTCGGTGCGCTTCATTGAGACCCCACGTACCAAGGTGCGCACAAACGCATCAGACGGTGCTGGTTCAACCGGAAACATCGACGTTTACGACACCTATGTCATGGGCCGTCAGGCACTTGCTAAGGCGTACTCGTTTGTTGATGGCAACGGTCCAGTGCCTTCGGTACGACGTGGCCCAGTGGTTGACTCGCTCATGCGTTTCAATCCAATTGGTTGGTACTGGCTCGGCGGCTATGGCCGCTTCCGCGAAGCTTCATTGCGTCGCATTGAGTCGTCCTCGTCAATTGGCGCTAACGCCTCATAAGTAAACTGCTTAGCCCTCTCACCTGGTTAGAAATCCGGGTGGGGGGGCTTTGCTATAGTGTTAACAACGAAAGGTTTCTATGTCAATCTCTAACTACGCAGAACTCAAGCTCCTCGATCATGTAACTGGTCGTGCAGCTTTTACGATTCCAACCAACGTTTACCTCAAGTTGCACACTGGAGATCCAGGCGAAGATGCAACAAACAACGCCGCAACAGAAACAACACGCAAGGTAACAAGCTGGTCGGCTGCTTCTTCTGGTTCTATCGCAACAAGTGCGCTTGTTGAATGGACAAACGTTTCTACCACTGAGACTTACACACATTGGTCGATGTGGGATGCATCAACCGCTGGAAACGCATTGTGGAGCGGTGCACTTTCTGCATCTGCTGCTGTAACCGCTGGAGACACTTTCCAAATCACCGCGCTTACGCTTTCGCTTGACTAGTAGATAGGGCAGGACCCTATGGCTGCTATTCAAAGCACGCTAACTAAATACTCAACACCGTACCTGCCCAGTCCAGGGCTTTACTTTGGTGCACCTATACACCAACATATTGGTTCTGGATCTGGTGTAGGTTCATCTTCTGCCACAAAGTTAGCAATTGCAGCAAAATCTGGAACTGGTTCAGGCGTTGGTTCTGCTTCCGCAATCAGACTTAGGATTGTTCCTAGGAACGCTACTGGTTCCGCTGTTGGCAATTTTACGATTGTAATTTCTGGACCTATACAGTTCAGGCTTGGTGGGCTCACCGACTTCTCGTTCCCTTATTTAGATGGTGGTCGCTTTTACGTTGGAGCTCCTCTTAAGCAGCAAGCAGCAACGGGATCCGGAACTGGTGCATCAACTGCGTCGGGTGTTTCAACCAGGGCAAGGGCGGCTACCGGTTCTGGAACCGGAACTCAATCAGCTACCGGTGTTCGTATTGCGTTTAGAACGGCAACCGGATCTGCAGTTGGCAGTTTCACGATTGTAATTTCTGGTCCAATCCAGCTTCGTCTTGGTCGTCTAACTGACTATTCATTCCCATACCTGAGTGGTGGTCGCTACTACATAGGTCCAGCAATATACGAGCGAACCGCTACTGGTGCCGGAATAGGAACACAGTCCGGTACACGTCTTGTCAAAAATTTGCGATCCGCAACTGGATCTGGTTCTGCTGGTGAATCTACAAGCACCGATAAAGAAATCTTGTTTAGGTCTGCAACCGGATCTGCAACATCCTCCAGCGAAGCAGACCCATTCCTGCTTCTTAAGAGGACGGCTTCTGCATCTGGTGTTGGATCTTCTTCTATAACTTTTATGCGCAAGCTTCTGCGTGTGTCAACTGGATCTGGATTTGGATCTGCTAACGCAGTAAGGCTTGTTAAGAATCGTAGGTCTGCTACTGGTTCCGGTGTCGGTTCTGCTGTTGCGGTACGTCATGTAGTAACGATCAGGTCTGCTACTGCTTTTGGTGTGGGAACTGCTTCATCTGTTTCTATTGAGCTTCTTCCACGAACAGCAACCGGGGATGGAACAGGATCGACTAGCGGTGGTGCCTCTTTCTACAAATTCCACATGTTTAGGCCGCCAACAGCTTTTGACGGACCAACCACTCTTGTCGGTGGTGACAGGGTTGCAAACAGGCTTGCTCGTTTCTATAGGCCAAGAGAGCGCGGCATAAACGTTTACAAGCTTGTTGACTCAACATTTACACAAGTTGACCAATCTGACTACACTAATATTGCCAAGGTTTACCACGGTGGACACATACATCAACTGACAGAGGAGGAGTACGCCGACCTGCTTGGTGCGGGGTATGGCGCATACTTAACATGATTCATTCACAAACACACCCATATTTAGATGTTGAAGGCTGTTTTGCTTGCAAGATATCTGGAGTCAGTCTTGGCTTTAGTGAGAAAATGTCTTCCGAAAAGATTCGTGAGTCTGTGCTGTCTAAAGATCTTGATGCTTATAAGCGTTTGCGCATGAATGGTCAGCAACCTAAGCAAATCGATGGTGCTGCAAACGTGGAGTCAAGGGCTACTGACGGCTGGCAAATTGAAACTGGTATACTTCCTAACAAAAGCCATTACAAAACAACAGCAATCTAAGGAGATAGTCATGCCAATGGTCGGTGGAAAAGAATACGCATACACAAAAGCCGGAATGAAAAAAGCTAAAGACGCAGCAAAGAAGACTGGCAAGCCAATGAAGATGAAGGGCAAAACTAAAAAATAATGAAGAAGCCTGTTTGGGACACCAAAAATCCTTCGAAGAAATCCAAGAAGCTTTCTCCATCACAGAAGGCTTCTGCGAAGGCTGCAGCAAAAAAAGCTGGTCGTCCGTACCCAAACATGGTTGACAACATGAATGCAGCAAAAAAGAAAAAGTAATGCCTAAGACTGCTGCTTGGCAACGCAAAGAAGGAAAGAATCCTTCAGGCGGGTTGAATGCTAAAGGTCGTGCCTCTGCGAAAGCGCAGGGCATGAACCTTAAGCCGCCCGTCTCTGCGAAGCAGGCAGCAAAAAGTCCAAAGGCTGCTGCACGTCGTAAGTCTTTTTGTGCGCGTATGGGCGGTATGCCCGGCCCAATGAAGGACTCAAAGGGTCGACCAACAAGAAAAGCTCTTGCGCTAAAGAAGTGGGATTGTTAAATGTCTACAGTAAATGCATTACTTGAAAGAGTTAACAGGCAACTTCTAAGCGGAACCATAGAAGAGCAGAACAAGTTGTCGGTTGCTGTTGACTCAGACGACACATCTTTTGTTACCTCATATGATCTTGCCGGCTTAAGAACCGGTGTTGTTTTTGAGATTGACTCAGAACTTGTGTACATCTGGGAGGTGACACCAGGCACAAAGACAATGACTGTTGAACGTGGCTACGCCGGCACAACTGCGGCCGCACATGCCGTTGGCAGCATCATAAAGATAAACCCTCGTTTCCCAAAATCACAAATGATTGAAGCACTCAATCAAGACATCGAAGATTTGTCGAGTCCGTTAAATGGTTTGTATTACGTCAACACTATTGACATTGCGTATAACGGATCAGACAGGCAAATTGACATT